ATTCCTCCACAAATTACAGCAAAAGCAGTATGAGAATCTCGACCGGTTCCCCCTTCTGTTACTTCTAAGGGAACTACCAACATAAGAGAGTTAATATTTACATCTCCCTTTTTATCCCAAATAAACTCAGTAGTAGAAGAAATCTGTAATTTATCAATAATAGGCGTCGTGGAAAGGATATTTCTAGTACGAGTTATTCTTATTTCAAATAATCCTGTAGCATTAGCGATCCATCCTGCAAGATCGTTAGCATCCCATAGAATAGCCCCCGTATTTCTAAATCCGTTCGTCCCATCGGAAGGAGAAAAACCGGAAAATCCTATTCCTCCTGTAGAAAATTCAAAGATAGGTGCGACGCCGTCTTCTGAAGCGATCGTATCGATTATGATTTCCATTTCTCCAAATTGAGCAGCATCTCCAATTGTCATCGTATCGTTGTCGGCTACGAATATAGAAATGTTACCAGCTCCCCCACTGGCTAGTGCAGCGGTTACATCGACAGCAATATTTAGGATGTCATCAGCATCGACGAAAGTTCCTGAGTTTTGGATAATGGGAAATACATTAATTCCGGTAAGAATTCCAACTATATTGGCAATTCCTTCTTCAGTGGTGAGAATTTCATAACCACTTATTATCCCTCCTACGGAAGCGCTCTCATCAATATTTACGAGCATCGCCTCTCCTTTCTCTCCATCTGATACGGCTCCCGATGTGTACACAATGTCTAGCGCTTTTACATCTGTAAAGCCTGAGCAATCACAATCTATTTTTATCGCATAGTCGTCACTTTCATCGGCGATATGGACGATATCGGCCGATCCTATTACATGAATTTCATTCAAAGGAGTATTGGTTCCAATTCCGAGACGATTATTGGTGTCATCCCAAAATAGATTTGGGTTGTCTTCAGAAAAGGCTGCTGCCCCCATAAATATGACAGAACCTTGAATAAAGGATGTAGCATTGGTTCCTCCATTGGCAATTGATACAGGACTATCTAAATCTATCGTAACAGTGGTAAGAGGATCTTGGCCCGAAGTGGTGATTCCATTTCCTCCTAAAAGATTGACTATTCCATCTCCATCTGGAGCTACAGGGGGTGGTCCATCATCAGTTTGTAAAAAATCAATAGGATCTCCACTTATTGAAGCGCAAATATTACACCAGGCTGCTGAACCATTAGCTTTAGAACTGAGTTTATACCAGTCATTAGTAGAAGTATCGAGCCATTCATCTCCTAAATCAAAATTTTTTAAATCAAAATTATTAGGAGCTCGATTCGACTCATATCTCCTGATAGATGAGATAGAATTCGGAGGATAATTAAGAGGATCTCCTGGAAAAAACATAATTAAGTTTGTGATCCGTAGGTTGCGATTATAAAATCTCCGGTTCCGACTGTAGCTTGTGCATAAAACTGAGTTCCCAATGCAATAAAGTAGCCTTGTGTATCGGTTCGATTGGATGTCACATCCAGAGTAAGTGAAGTGAGAGAAGGTAGAAAGTCATTTCCCTTTTCACCATCCCATGAGATATTAACATCTTGGTCTGTATTATTAATAAATCGAACGATTCTTACTAATGAATCTGTGGGACTTCCAATCGGTAAAAAAGTTCCATCAAAAGTTGTTGCGTCGATGATTTTAACCGTGAAAGGAATTATCCTTTTTCCATAATCTGACATTTAATTATCCACCACATAAAGTTGTAAAATTGCGGAACTGGTAGTACCACCACCTCCCGCACTTTGATTAGCAATTATTCTTACATCCGTTTTTTCCGAAACTCCAGGATAAGGATCAAATGTATATTCAAAAGTACCTCCTACTATTTGTTCTACGTTTTGAATTGTGAATAATCCTCCAAACGGACGAGTAAAAAGAGAAAAAATCATCGCGTCTCCGGCAGCATCACTAAAAGTAAGCGTTGTTAGCCCTCCAGTTTTCCCGTTAGGAATTGTGTATTGTAAAGATTGGCTCGCATTACCGCCTCCTAACATTTCATTTTGAATAGATCCATCTATCGAGGCCGTCGCTGTTATATCACCTTCATTGTTCCCTGAAGAACCGGCAGATATCCCTATTAAATCATGAACTCGAATGTAACTATTTACCGTTGGGACAATGGTGAGTCCATTCATAATGACATCTTCTTCCACTTCATCGAAATTATTGTCTAATCCAAAAATTCTAAGGGTTTGAAGTCCTGTTCCAGTCGAGTTGTCATCCACATCTGTCGATACAATATTAATAATTTCGGCAGCATCAAGATAAACTTGCTGTCCTCCTACGGTCCAAATATCTTCAGGAGTATTAGTTATAGTGCTATTAAATCCCGTTCTAGTGATTCCCTTCACCCCAGGTACGTTTCCAAGAGCAACAGCTAACTGAAAGTTACTAGCAGCTATATTTTTTGAATTTAAACTTGAACCACCCATAATATTATAAGCTAAATGCTTTCCAAGTAGCTACGCCGCCTCCTGAATTTGTTATTATATAAAGCTCTTCACCCAATAGATCCAACCATAAGTCTCCCAGGACAAACGGACCATCTGGACCTGTCGTATCTGTGGTAAGAGGAGCTCGTTGTTCTCTCACCATATTAGGAGGATTAGAAGCTCTTACTCCTAGATAATTGAGAGGATCATTTGTTTTACGATTAACCATTTTTTATACCTGTTGATTCCTTATTTATTTACTTTAGGATATTAAAAAAATTATTTGGTATCAATGTAAATATGTAAAATAATTATTTTAAACTAGACAAGAAGGAAAAAAATATCTAAACTGTTTATTATAAGTAATAAATGGATTTGAAAAGAGGAATAAAAAAACCCAAGTCCTAAAACTTGGGTAGAAACGAAAAATATCTAGGAGTAGTAGTAGTTTCCTAAAACATAAACTACAAGGTTGTTTCCCTGCGATTTCACTATAGAGTAATGAAATGTTTTTTTCAACTTGTTTGTTGAAACGAAACTTCTAATTTTTTAAGCCATTTTAAAACTTTTTTTAAACCCTTCTTAAAATATTTAAAATAAGGAGATAACATGATGGATTTCCTTGCTGTTATAGTGGTGTTAGGATATTTCTTAGTCTGGGCTTTACCTATTGTTTTTGTTTATTTTTTGGTTCAGCACGTGATTCGCGGGTAGCTTTTTCTAAAACTTTTAAGGTTGCTAAGGATTCCTTGATATGTCCTCGATTGAATAGAGAAAGTCCCTTTCTCCACTGTCGAATCTGTTTAGGATTGGCAAGAGTTTGTCTCCAAGCCTTTAAAACAAAATCTTTTCCTACGAGAGCTGAAGTTATTTTTGGTTTAAAAAGATAACCAACAGCTAAATTAGAGATATCACTCATGTCATATCCTTTAGCTTTTAAAAGTTTTAAACCTTTTTCCTTATTAAGAAGATCTTTATTAAGTTGTTTAAACTCGGCAAATCCTTGTTTTCCTAAAGCATTTTTTAAACGACCCGAATATTTTGTGTCAGTGAGAGCTTTTTCAGCCTGTCTAAAATTTACTTTATCTTTGCTAAATAGAGCATTGAGATATTTATCAACCGTTTCTATTTTTTTTATTTCACTCCATCTCTTATTCGTGAATTTAAAAAGATCGGAAAAATCAGTTTTTGGAAACTGCTCTTCAATAGTACTTGCAATCGCTCGATTATAGGATTCAAGAGCCTCTCTTTTTCCTATATTTTCCAAAGCATTCTCTCCATAGGGATAGAGTTTGGAAAGTTGCTCGTTGTTTTTTCTATACTGCTCCAATAATTTAGTAGCTGTAAACTCTTTTCCTTTCGTATCTTTAAAAAATTTATTAAGTTCCTTTCTTTGAGTAATTTCAGTGGGAGAACGCGTAATTCCTCTCTGTCTAGTTTTTATCATATCGAAAGAAAGTTTATTGGCTAAATTATTTGTAGGAACTTTTTCTGTTAATTTTGATGCTTCCTTCTCTACGGTTCCAAAAATATCGCTTATCTTAGACTTGAATGTTGGATCTTCAGTCATCGCCTTATAGCTTCTATTCGTCTTAGTTTGTAAATCGGAAGTTAGTTTTCGGAAATCTTTCTCTGTCTCTTGAAGAGCTTTTTGAGCCGTTCCTTTAAATACAGCTTTAGGCTTCTTAAGCGCTTCGAATTTTCTAACGGGTAATCCAGAGGGTTTGGTCACCGGAACTTTGGTAGATTTTGCTACTCCTCTAAGACCGGCTCCTCCTAGAGTCCCTAATAGCTCAGCAATATTTTGTCCCTTCTCTCCAACTCCAGCTTCTTCGGCTACACCTGCTGTAAGGCCTCCAGCGCCCCCAACGACTCCAGGTAGACCAAAGGGTAGTCCCTCCCCTGCAGATCCAGCAGCGCGGCTTAAAACACGCTCTACCACGGTTTGGGGTTCAAAACGCTCTCCAGTGCTCTGTTTAAATCGTTCTCTAAGATTTTTTGGAAGCATTTGTTGAACAAAGTCGGTTTGACCAATAAGAGCCATTAGATTTAAAAGACCGCGTTCTGGAGCTGGTTCTAATCCAGCCCCTGTTAAATAGTCTGGACGAGCTTCTTCTTCTCTCTGTTCTATAATAGGCTGCATTTGAGATGCCGTTTCTGCAATTTGAGGAATGGCTCCTACAGCTCCTCCAAATAATTCAGATGATACTTTTCCAGGAATTCTAAGACCTATAGGTAGAGGCTTAGGTTTTTCTTCTTTAACAAATCGAAATTTACTTTCACTAGGAGTGACTTCTTCTTCTTCAACAAATCGAAATGGCATCAGAGTTTCCTCCAAGTTTTCCCATTACTTTTGTATCTATTCCCCTTGTCATCTTCTATTGTTTTACCTTCATGATCAGATGCAGCAGGCATTTTTTCCATAGAGAAGTCAGTATCCGAGGTTTGTATAGTATCTTGTTGTGGAGTAGACTCTTTCACTTGCTGTTCTTTATATAAGCGTTCTCCTTCAGAGATGAGTCTATCTTGTTCAGGTTTCATCCTTTTTCTTACTTTAACATCTATATCAATAGGACGAAATCCGCCATTTTCTTCTACAATATCATCCATTACCTCTTGAGTTCGGACTCTATTATTAGCTACTCTTCCAAAATAATCGGCTGCTGCTATGTTGGTATCTGCATCTTTCAAGATATTAGGAAGAATATTCTCATACCAAAAGAATTCTCTTTGAGTAGGACGTGCTCCAAAAAGTTCTCGGAAACCTCCGGCAAGACTTTTAGTAGCGGATATAAGATTTTGTTGTGTTTTGTTTATGAAAGCATTAGCTAAGAAACTGCTTCGATTCTTAAGAAATTCCTGAAATAAATTTGAGGCATTAACTCCTGTTTCTCCAGAGTCAGCAATTCTTTTAACTTCTCCTACAGCGTGTTGTACTTCTTCTGAATTTTTAGCACTTTCCCGCACATCTGCTGCGTACTGAGCCGTTGAAGTATGTCCAAATTCTTTTCTCTTTTTATCCGATTCTTCTCCCTTAAATTCGAATTCTTTTTCTTTAAACTCTCTATCCTTCTCCTTCTCTCTTCGGTTAAGTTCCAATTTAGCTGAATCAGCTACAGGTCCTTTTAGTAAAGAAAATTTTGATATATCTTCATCAGGAACTTGAGACCATCCTCCTTTTCCACTCTTTGTAACTCTAGGAGCCTTTGTAGGCATTGGGGTATCTGAAGACATGGATTGTGTAGGATTTTTAGCAGCCGACATAGGAGGTGCTTGAATAGGAACCTCTCCTGTAGGGAGGGGAGATTCTTCAGATATTATTTCAGTGACCTGTTCTTCTTGTATAGGATCGACTTCTCCGAAACCCTCTCCCAAAATTTGTTGTAAAACTTTCTGTTCAAGAGGATCTTTCATAAGAGGAGCTGCTAGAATAGGAGCGAGTCCTGGCGTGATATATCCAAGAGAAGTTCCTTCAACAATATCTGCAATTGTATAATTTTGATTTTTGAATTTCTCAGCAAATTCCGTAGCTCCTTCATTTTTTAATACTTCATATCCCTGTTTTTTATCTTCAGGAGATAGATTAGAGCTAAGCCAAACTCCCATTTTGTCAGTGAGAGTTGCGCTCTCTCCTAAAGCTTCTATTTTCTGGTTAATAGAGGATTTTTCTCTTTCAGATCTTTTAGTAGTAATAAACTGTTCAAGTTTTTCAGGAAGAGTTGCTGCGATTCCTTGTCCTAATCCAGCCCCGAATTGACTACCAAAAGTTTGGGGTGCGGGTAAGAAAGCCATTAGAAAAACAGTCCTGGTATTTTGCCGAATAGACTACCTACTCCTTGACCGAGACCTTGACCAAAAGAAGCTCCAAATCCTGGAGGTTTCTGAGCAAATCCCTTAGCTTGAGTTCCGAGTCCTATTTGACTTCCTTGGAGAAAGGTACTTAATAATTGTTGAATAGCATTTTTCTGAAGTCCCGCTCTCTGAGAGGCTAGATTCTCTTGTAATCCAGCTCCGGCAGCACCTAGAGCTTGGGCTCCTCCTGAAGAGCGCCCTCCTCCTCCTCCAAATGCCGTGAGTCTTTCTTGCAATTGAGGAAGAGTTTGTTCTTCAAACTGTCGCATAATGGGGGCTTCAAAAGCTTCAAAACTCTCATCAGAACCCGAAAGCATTCCAATTAAACTTTGAAGAGCTTGTTCAAATCCTTGTGCACCCGATCCTCCGAGCATACTTAATAATTGTTGCAAGCCACCTTGTTGTCCTCCTGTGAGAGGAGAATAAGAGCTATATCCTGCTGGTGCACTCATTTTTTAACCTTCTTTTAAAATATAATTTTACATCTTTTTAAAAATTAAAGAAACTCAAACAGAGATCTTTTTTATTCACTACAAAAACAAAGGAAAATTCATTTTTCCAATCTTTGAAATACAAATTTCCATCTATTCCTAAAATAATTAATATTTGTCTACACGTTATCATTGGAATTTCACATATTCTAAAGTTACATGACCACTAAAATTGTTATAACCAGCAGTTATGTTAATTACTATATTAGTTTCATCTACTAATATATTAGCCGAATCGCCTGTTCCTCCATCTCCATTTTTAATAGGAACGTGACTTGTTCCGTCCGTTATGACTCCTTTTATATCAGTGAATGTAAAGGTTGAATTTAAAAGATTATGAGCAATCGTATTAGATCCTGTAGAGAGTATTCCCGTCTCATAAACAGTTCGAAATCCTTCTCTATTCTTTTGAGTATCGTCTGATTTAAACCAAAGCTGTGAGGTCAATACTTCTATTAAGGGATAGACCCCATTCTCTTTCTGATTTAATATGATACCGGTTTCTCTTTCTCTCTCATTCATCACTTCATGAAAGAGTTCGGATTCTTCTAGCTTGGGAAGATATATATCAGGAGGTAGAATTCCAACTCGGGCTTTAGTATTAGTTCCTGTCGTACTCATACGTTTGTAAACCCATAGTTAAGTCTTCCAGCAGGAGCCATTTCTAGAATGATATGATAGATTTCGATGTCTTTAACAGAGATTGATTGATCTTCTGACTGAGATTCACTCAATGTAAATAGAAATTGATGGTATTGAGATTGAGCAGCGGAGAGAATAATTCTTCTCCATACTTTCTCTTGTCCGCTGGTATCTGTAGACACCGTATAAGTAGCAATGGGTATTCCAGGATTTCCTTCGTCTATTAAGTGATCAATAGTGATCTCTCCACCCTGTGTTCCTGAGATAAGCAGATACATGTAAATCGCTTTACTTTGGAGAGCTTTATCAATCCAAGGATTGAATTTCTTTGTTAAGATATCGAAATCATAGCCGCTTCCATCATCTGAGGAGAAAGTAGGATCTAGTCGAAATACATTTCCTGTAGGATCTCCCGCTACTACAGAAGGAAATCCAGCAGACAAATCTCCTGATGCCCAAAAACTATCTTCTTCTTGCCATTGTTGATTGGCATCTTGCCAAATAAGTGCGTCGTCTCTTCTAAATTCTCCAAAAGCAGTAAAGCTTTGAGTATAAGTAGCCCAACTTTGTTCTATGTAATTGTATACTAAGACTTTATCTGGAAAAGTTTCAGAATTAGGACTTGGATAAGTCCAGTAAACAAGTTGTCTTTGATAATCTCGTATTCCATGGACTCTTCTTTGAGCATTACTTACATTGCTGATTTGATAGACTTGATCAGGAATTATTTGATCTATTCTTTTCTGCTGATTAGTATCAGCTATAGTGACACCTGCTCTTCCAACACTAAGAATTCCCTCATCAAAACCGACTACACTGTACGTGCTTTCTGCTCCTAATTGAGAGTGAAGTCGTTCCCATACAAAAGGAATAGCTTCATTACTAGTATATCGAAGTCTCCAAGCAGAGAATTCAAAAATGACCACAAGAACATCTCTTACAAATCCGGCAGTAATGATAGATTGATCCGTAGGGGCATCGATAAAACCTCCTCTTCCTGGAACATCTTGTCGCCAAGCATCTATATTAGATGTAAAACCTGTAGGAACAGGTGCTCCAACATAAACACTTCCATTTTGAGAATAACGCGCTCTCTGTCTAATATTTGTAGAGGCTTCAGTGGTAGAAAGAGCGACCATTCGATCTTTATAAGCAAAGATCATCAAGGCGGCTTCCAGCTCTGTGCCTACAGCATCCAGAATTGGAAAAAAATCTGTCCAAACACTACCCGATATATTATAACGAATAGGATCAATATTATTTGTTGCCCAAAAAGAGAGTTGATAATTCAGCCCCCAAAAAAAGTCCGTATCTTCTCCCGTCCATGATGTATTTCCTGAAATATTATCGAACATATCGGTTGCAGTATTATAGAGAAAGACTTGAGTTGTATTGAAAGCGATAAGATCTTTCAAAAATCCTACGATTTGACGAGTAAGAAGTCCTTGAACAGGAAGTAAAATATTGACTCTTCCTCCACTTATGTAAGCGGTAAATCCACTTGTATCTACTATAGAAAAAGTGGTTAGACTCAAGACAGTAACAGTGAAAGGAACTTTAATAACCAACCCAGTAGGAGATATATAAATACCAAATTCTGTTGTATCGACGCCTATAGTGAATGTGGTAGCACCAGTTACTGTAGCTATAAATGTTTTATTATTGACTTCACTCATTCCAGCCACATCTTTAAGAGTGACTGAATCGCCTGTAGTCAGACCATGATCAACAAACGTAGTGACCTCTCCTGGATCTACATTGGTAATATCTGTTATTTCTACTGAGAAATTAACTTCAATCATACCTATGACATCTTGAATATTAACTTCATCTCCAGTAATGAGACCATGACTGGTAGCCGTAGTGACAACTCCTGGATTGGCTTGAGTAATATCTGTAATCTCTACGGAAAGAATCCCTAAGAGTTCAAATCCCTTCCTTTTTTGAAGAACACCTCTAAAAATCTGAGCATTGTTAAGTATAGGAAACGCATCATTAGGAGCATTCTCTGGTTGATCATAAGTATCAAATCCTGTTTTGAAGTTAGTAATAGAGATAAGTTGATTACTCATCAGAATGCTGATCCTATTGCCATAAATGTTAGTAATTTAGAGTCATTTTGTGGATCTCCACCGGCACGTGTGAGACGCACTCTAAAATTTGTAGTTGTATAAGACGCAAATACTGGCTTTACAAAATCAAAATCTGTATTGTTATCAGTTGCTTCATTACCAAGAACTACAAATGGAATAGAGCCAAATTCTTTTGGAAATGTTACAGTCTGATTATTTGAAACAGTGTCTTGAAACCATTGGAAAAGTAATCCACCAATAAGAAAGGTATTACCATTATTATCCAAAGTGGGTGCGCCTGCAGTAAATTGAAGAATATTAGAAGATTCATCTATTCCAAAAAGTTCAGGATTTCCGTCTGCATCCTCTTTACAATAAAGTCGATAAGCATTAGCTAATGCAGTAGGATCATCAGATACTATTAAAGGAGTTCTATTATTAAAATTAATAGATTGTGGAAGAAAAGACTCATCTCCTGTTTGTATGAAATTAAAATTAGTTTGTATGGGAGCTTGAGTATCCGATATCCTTTGTGTCGCAGCTGGAGTATTTGGATCATAAGTCATTTTTTACTCCTAAAAAGTGTTAAAATTATTGTTAGTTGGAAACTGAGTTTGCTCAGTATAAATAGTGGCTGTTCTCTCATTGGTTTGCTGAACGATTGTTCTTCTAAGAACTAATCTTTGCTGTTCTTCTAGAAGGGGAATAATTTTTCCTAAACCGTCCATATCTAATCTATCTTCCAAAATCTTCTTAGAAGCTCCGAAAGCTAGATATTGCCACCATTCATCTAGAAGAGGAGAAGTTCCCGATCCTATGAGAGAAGTAGGGGTCCGAAATGCCTCCATTTGGACTTTGTAAGCTTGATCAGGTACTGGTCTTAAGAAGAAGATATCGTTGAAGAATAGTAGAGCTTGAGGACGAGCGGCTACGTAGGGAATATTTTGAGCATTAATCGTTCCGTCTATGGCGTTATTGAACGTTACGGAACCAACACCTGTTACATAATCGATAGAGCCTGCTACAAAATTTCCATCTTGATCGATCCAGGCTCCATTTCCATCATCTCTAGCAATCTGATTTGTGTTGCCGCTGACGCCGCTTACAAGTACCTGAGAAAATATGATTTGAGGCTTTCCAGGAGAGGTGTAGCCTCTTAACATGGGAATATTTGTGAGAGTAAAATTGAAGGGTCCAGTAGTTCCATCTCCTTGACCCACTTCTTCTATAAATTCCAACTGTGGATAAATTCTATAAAAGTGATCCTCAGATTGAGACCAAAAAGACTCATATCCTGCAAGAAAAAGAGGAGGATTAACAGTTCTATATTCATTTCTTGGAAAATCATAAGTATCTATGTTGGGTTGAGTATAAAATTCAAATTCTTCTTTTAAGTTGAAAAGTTTTAGTTGTTGAGGCATATCATAGGTATAATAGGTGTTTACAGCTTCATCTATTTGATTATCAGTAAGTTGAGTTATACTGGGAGAACCTGTTAACCTACGAGTTTTATTTCTTATATCTTGTAAAGTGGATGGTACAGTCATATTTATTACGCTATGTTATCGGTTTCTCCTGATATAGGGACGGTCTGTGCATCGGTAAATCCAGGGGGAAAAGTGGGAGTAACAAAGGGATCTTGAGAGCGGGTATCGACTCGAGTTGTAAATTGAGTAGTCGTATTGACCGTAATCTCCGTAGGAATGAAGTTGAGCTCCATTCCATAGGATTTTGGAACAATAAGTCTGACCTCTAACCCTGTCTCGTAACCATGTTCTTCACTCGTAGTCACCACTGCATTTAGAGCACGCGTCACGTCACTTATAAGACGACGTTTCGGTACAAAATCGGGGGGTCCAATTGTCATCAGACCGTCATAAATTCATTCGACTCAAACGCCATACGTCTACGATATTGATCGGTTCGAACAAGGGGTCTTCCTGTTGCTCGATCAATAGAATTTTCGTGGCGCGGATAACCGCATGAATTAATTTTTCCTTTGAGCTCTACAGCGCAAGCATCATATCCATTGAGCCATCGAGCTACCCATATAGGTACCTTGTAGGATTCACCATCTTTGAAGTGATAGTCTACTCGCTCTTGACCTGGATATTTTTTCATGGGAACTGTCGTCGCACCACCTGGGCATTCATGAAATCGAAAGACACCACTTACTGTTTGTCTCTCTTCTTCCATCAATTTCTTAAGACGAGCACTTGACGAAGATTTCTTATTTGTTATATTATTTTCTGACATTTGAAACCATATGTGGAAGAAAGTTCTTATTGAACTCTCTTCCTGTTTTTTGGATTAATCAATTCCGAACAGACCTTTAGTAGAGACCCAATGAACAACATCATCGGCAACTCCTACAACATCTAATCCTAATCTCAAGCCAATAAAAGCTTGGTTATCGATCGCTCCTGAGAGTAAATCGAAGTCACCAACAGGTATAGTTTGAGGGAATGTAACCCCCGCTCCTGCAATTGCTGATGTGGGAAATGCAAATGCTGTAAAGGATGTCGTATTGATATCCACAGTCACTGTATTAGTGGTTGTGTCTATCGACTGGATCTCTCCTTGCAAATTATTTATTTCGGACATTCCAAAAGCTGGAGTGCATCTTATAGAAATAATTTCACCTACGTTATAACCATGTGTTACAGATAACTGGATTACAGCGTTTACAGCGTTTGAGATTGCAGTGATGAAGCGATTTTTAGGCGCAAAATCAGGGGGATCAAATGGAATCCTTCTAGCTGAAATAGCAGTTGCTGCTGCTGCAAATCCGGAAGCATCCAAGAATCCAAGGGTATAATCAACGCCTGGATCTGTAGCTGTTATAGTGAAGTCCATACCAGCAATTTGGAGCATTGCAGTTGTACTGAAAACTCTTACATTATCTCCTGGGATAAAGGTATGACCTGCATCTGTTACAACAGCCGGAGCTGCTGCGGTTACCGCGGTTCCTACTTGAACTGCCTCTAGAACATCAGTACTCGTGTTAATCAGACGGAAACCGCCTGTAGTCACAAAATTACTTTGATCTGTAAGTAATGCATCAGTATTTTTTACTGTGAAAGCACTGTCAGGATCTAAACTTCTAAACCACCAAGCACGCTTGGTTACTCCAGTAGCTGAGTCGCCGTCGAAGTTGGTTTGGTTGAAAAGGGCAAAATAATCTGGATCGAATCTCAGAGGAATCACTCGCGCAGTTCCATCAGAGACATAAGTACCAGAAATCTGTCCATGTAATGGTGTACTCATTTTTTACCTCCTTAAACGCTGAGCGTACATCTAAGATTAATGACCCAAGCATCATTGGTGATGCGAGGAACTTCGGCGAATTTGTATCCAACACTTGCGTTGAGAGCTAGTGGTGAGTCATAGATCGGTGGACGATAAATGAAATTCGCTGAATACCCGTCTTGTTCGATACATGCGTAGGCTTCTAAGCCCGTGCAAAATATGTTAAAGACAGTTGCTCCATTGAGTGAAGCGGCAGTAGTCTGGCTCCCAATACTAGAGAGTAGAAATCTCAAATTAGAGATACTTCCCCATTCTGGGCGCAGAGCGTGCATGGGACTCGGATATTGAGCTTTGGCAATAAAACCTTGCACATTTTCCAAGTCTCCAATCAGTTGGGAGCTTCCCATCGCAAAGTAAGCATCGCGTACAGGCGCTGTTCCAAACTTGTCCTCTCCCTCGATATTATCAGCACAATTTCTGTTACTTTTATGACCTACATTTGTAGGCGGGGAAAACTCTTCGGATTTCCCTCTTTTCCTTTACAGAAAAGTTCAGACTTTCGTATCCTCTTTCGAGGTCTTCTCGCTAAGTCGTTCAAGCTGCCAGAAGCAATTCTGCTTCCGCTTGCTCCCTGTCACCATAGCTCTCGCCGTAGGCTTCCAAGTCAATCAGAGAAGATTTAGACACGACTACTGTTTCAATCGTGTAAGCATCATTTGTAACGAGCGTCCTAATTACCTCGTCCACGTCGGAACGTGTTAGTTCAGTTGGGTTATCTGAATTAGTTCCACCAGTGCAGTTAATAAAGGCAGCTGTTGCTTGAAGCATATTTCGGGTCAATTCGTCCTCGGTTTGACGAAGTGAAACGCCTAATCTTTGCGCTGCTTCGTTGAGCACAGGGTCCTGATTCTGTAAAGTGACCTGCTCGTTTAAAAGAATGTATTGACCGTAGAAATCCATGACAGCATCAATATTGATGGCTGTTAATTGGACTGGTGGAGGATTAACTCCCGAATTCCCGAGCGGTACAGTGGCTGTTGGAAGTGGGTTATATCTCCTCATACGAAGAGTCGTACCCCCATTCCTTGGCATCTGCTTCAGCATCGCAGGAATTTTGTGAATAAAATTCGGTGTAGGAACGCTAAGTAGCTTATAACTAAAGCTTTGCTGTACCGGAGCGGGCAACACCGAGGTTGTTGTAATTGACATTTGAAACCTCTGTTAGTCAATTTGACTAAGCCTTCTTCGCAGCTTCTTTCATCTCATTCCAAAGCTGCTTTCTTAAATCAGGGGTTAATCCCCTAGAGAAGGCATTTGCTTGTGAAAGAGCCGAAGTTTGACCTACCGAATTAACCGAACGAGGTTTCGTTTGATTTTCCTTAAACTTTTCGGTTTCTTCTCCTACTACACCAAATTTTTTCATCAGTTTATAGGCTCCGAGCGCTTGAGCATAAGGATCTTGGGTGGTGGCCTTCAGCATATTCACCAATTCGGGAGCAGCAGTAAAAAGTCGTTCTAAATTTTCCTTGTTCACTACAGCGTCATAATCTGCATATTTCAGGCGAACCCGTTCTTCTACGGTTTGAGCTTCACGTCTCCGAATATCCTCTTTGAGCTTCTCAAGTTCTTTCTCGTTTTGTCGAAAGAGCTTCTTGGTCTCTCCTATAGTTGAAATATCATCATCTCTAGGATCGATTGGTTCCGGCTCTGGAGCAGGAGCGTTTATTTTTGCAACTTCCGCCTGGAGTGCATAATTATGATTTTTCAGCTCTTCCACTGTTCGACGCATTTCTCGCCAATTGCGATCTTGTGTCTTATCCTCGGTTACTTCCTTGGAAGGTGGTTGAGCTTCTGGAGAAATATCTTGTTGTTCTTCTTGTTGTGCGTCGGCCACAACTTCTTCTACGACCGTTGGTTTTTCTTCAAACATTCTCCATCCCGTGGTATGGCGAGTACCCTGTCAGCCAAATAATTTCTTTAATACGATGTCTCTAACGTGGACTCACGTACCGTATTAAAATAATTTTTACTATATAAACTTTTTTTACTACTTTATGGAATATATTGTCAAAAAAACCTTCGAATGTATTTTTTTTCATGAAAT